TTTGAGTTCTTTGAGTTCCATTTTAATATTTTGGTAGGCAGTTTCTGCATCAATCTTCCCACCCATTTCAAGAGCAATAATGATATCTGCTCTCGTTCCAAAATGTGATAATGCCTTTTCTAAATTGCTTAGACCTTCATACATCTGGAATAATCCTACAATGCTCGGCAAGAATATCTATGCGAGCATCAAGGGAGTTTTCCATCTCATAAAGAGCATTAGTGAGTCCAATGTTCTCTTCTTCAAGGACACGAACACGGTCTTCAAGTTGAGTCAGTCTATCATAAACATCATCCATAGGAACACTGTCCGTAATTCCCCACTTTTCAAGAAACCAGTATGGATTACTTTTCATAGTTTTCCACCTACTTCGCCCGAATAAGATTTGGTCTCAGTCCAACCTTCCTGCCGTCCTTTAAGATAAAAACGGGTGCCTGATATACATGACTCTTCAGTGAGAGCTGAGACCAATCCGTTACCTTCTTTGTCATAACTATCCCAGAGAAATTTTCCTTTTACAACATAAAAACATTCGTCAATCAGTTTCTTATCTGGTATATCAAGTGGATTGCGTTTCGTCATTTTTTTTATTGAATCCAAAAGGTTGAGTTTCTGCTTCTTTCTCTACGCGAAGTTTCTGTGCTAGGGTGCAGACATTCTCAGCAACTTTGAGGACATCTTCTACCTTAGTATCGGCAGGCAGACGCCCTTTCACATATTCATAGATAGGAAAGAAGATGTCTGCTGCTTCGGTTACTTCTTCAATTGTCAGTGGTTTTGTATTCATTGGGTCTCTTCAAATCAGGGTGAGGTGCATACAGTGGTCCTTGGTAATCACCAGCATGAACTTTTTTAAGTGCCTCTACAACTTCAGGAGTTTCATCCCAAGTCCATACATCGCCAGTTTTTCCAGTAAAAGTGCGTTCAGTCATTCATAACCTCCTGAGTTGCGTTGAGTAGTGTTTGCACCATTGCATCTAAAGTATCCATTGGAATCCACGCTGGATCTTCATTAGCAAACTGTACTAGAACTTCAGTAACTTTCTTACGATACTGAAGACTATACAGAGTTCTTGTATTTTTAACGAATGATATAGGATTAGTCATCATATTTGTAACTGAGTTTGATGTCTTTCTTGTTTAGTTTGTAACGATCAATGTGTTTTTTACGGTGCTCTTCAGATTGGAAATAACACTTACGTGTTTCCTTTCCGTCCTTATGAATGAGTTTCCAAGGGAACTGATCAAATGGAAATTCTTCTGTGTAGTCCATCATCTAGGTTGTTCACGGTTCTGATCATAGCAGAGATCATATATTTCGTCAAGCACGGCACTACATTCCCAATACTCTGCGGTATTGTTGAGACATTTCTCAACTTGATACCTACGAACAGCAGTCTGAATGAGACGCCACTGATCTGCTCTAAGTTCCATATTATTCTCCTAGTGTATGAATCACTGGTTTTTCGTGTGCCAGAATGTGATACAGGTCAGGGTTCTTCGCTGCTGATACTGGAACAAACTCTGTCTCTGGATCAAACTCATCGTCACGAATTGCCTGGTTAATCACAATCGAACCATCAGCGCCAGAGTATGAACGATGGAAGGTCATTTTAGGAATCACCAGAGCACCAGAAGAACGATTCAGGTGAACAATATGATAAGGATAACGCCACTCTGGGTTGACTAATTCAAATGTGCGAATTCCAGACAGAACACGGTTGTGGTCAATCTGGTGATAATGGATATAAAACTGTTTAGCACCTACAATATCATCTGGTGGTGAAATAGCAGGACCAGTATGACACACAAGGTCTTGTGCGTTAGAGTTCTCTACGGAAATATCATAGAACACTACCGCTTCTGTTTCACGGAAGACTCTATGCTTCTTAAAGGTTACTTCGCTCATTAGTCGTACAAGTTTTGCTCTTGTTGTATTCTATCTATGTGATGATAAATGGTTGCTTCAGAATACTTAAACTCCTTAAAACGGCGTGGATTATTCTTTTTCATTTTAGTAAGCATATTAATCCACTGATAGCGACTATCCACTATCCAACCATATCTACGCTCATCATGGAACATATCAAATAGTGAAATCATTTGAACCCCTTACTCTTCTTTTTATCAAGAACTTCAATATGACTTACAAAGTTTGATGGAGTCTGAAACCACGCTGCCTGAACATCCATATAGTCCTCAAAGAAAACTTCCTGCCCATTACTATAAACCAACTTATAGTTGTGCCTATCGTATGGTTCGTCTGATGTTTGTTTGAATGTTTCAGTCATTTTTCGTAAACGGGACGAGTGTTATTACAGTAAAGAAAATACTTGTATTCAGCAAGATTGGAAGCAGTCCATCTTACTATATCACATCCTTTGTAGGTGTCAACAACTTCAGCAGATGGTTTTAGTTCTGTGCCATTGCGTAGAAGAAAGGCAAGACCAAGAATAATAATACCTACAATAATACCAATAGAACCAGCACCACGCAGGAATTCTTTCAAAAATTGTTTATCGTCATTAGTCATTGGTCTTTTACCTTACAAGACGAAGTACATACTAAATCACCAGAAGACCCAGACACAGTAGAAGTATGTTGAGGTGTCCTCTCTGGTGTTAGATTATAGGACACAATCGCAGAAATGAAAAACGCAAGTGCTGGAATCGCAACATATTGGAGATAAGTTTTACTGCTCATTTAACTTCTTCCCCGAAGGTTCCAAGGATCAACACCAGGAGGAATAGGAGCATCCCAGTCATCATCATAACTCTCACCCATACTCTCTAAAATACTGCGAGCAAAAGAAACCAAAGAATACTTTTCCCCATCAGCAAATACCTCATAATCATGTGGTGGATATTCATAATAATCTCCACCACCTTTACCATCATAGCAGTGAGTTTCTCTTGCTAGAATTTTGAGTTCTTTAAGTAGAAATGTAAGTTTTTGTTCGTCAGTCACAGGTTTCATCACTCCAAAAATATTTTAATTCATTATCTTTTGCTACAATATTGAGATGATAAATTTTATTATCTTGTGTATAGCACCCAATCCATAAAGCATTTTCCGTCATACTTTCAAGATGAAACATCTCAACATCTTTCAGCACAATCTCATCAGGGTTTTCGGTGAATCTACTCATTTATAAGGGTTCTCCATTTGATCTACGATTGCCATAAAGAAAGCAACTCTGTCTTTTTCATAATCTACATCAACCTGATGATCGTCGCAGAGTTTTGTAACAGCAAGTTGATCGTGAGTTTGATAACTGTAATTAAACTTACCATACTCAATATGATCCAGAAACTTTTGTTTCATCACCTCAAAGATAAGTGCGAGTTCTTCTTGAGTCAGTTCAGTTTCTCTTTCAGTGGGAGAATGTCCATTAAATGCGATTTTCATTTCAATACCTCATCAACATCAATACCATCAGGTAATCCAGCAATACCAAGTTTAAATCTTACAAAAGAAATAAAGTCAATTGCATCTTGTTCATAAACATAATGTCCACCATTGTTATCACTTTCGGTGTAATTGGTGAAGTAATCATCAAACACCATCATAATCGCAAGAGCACGGGATTGGTCATGTTCTGTGATAGTTTTATGAGGATGTGCGACAATCTTTGTGATACACTCAAACAACTCTTCACGAGTGTATGAGAATGCTTTTGCTTCTGGGTTGAGATTGTAAGTCATTTTACAAGAAGTTCAAGAAGGTCTGCGGCTTGATTACAGATTATACCATGTTTAGTGAAGTATTGGTCAACCATTTCTTCATTTTGAGCCCAAGAACGAAGTTCAAGTGCAAGTTCTGCAGCGAGTTCTTGATGTTCAATTCTTGCAAGTTGTTTCATTGCATCTGAGTGTTCTCCAATAAAGTTCTTTGCGATTTCTAGAACTTGATTCTCTTTTTCTGTTAATTCTACTTCTTCCAACATAGATTCATCCCAAGGTTTCTGTCCAAAATTTTCATAATCAATTCCAAGTGATTCTAATGCTGCTTTGTTTTCTGCTTCTCGTTTTGCGGCAACTTCAAGCATTTCTTCGTGAGTCATCTCTTTAAGCTCTAATTTCATTTCTGGAGTTTGGATTTTTCCCCAAGAACTACCATCAACTGCGAAAGTTTCTTTTCCTTTATCATAAAATCTCAACTTATTATCATTCATAAGTTCTCGGATTTTCTCCTTTCCGTATTGTGTGAGTTCTTGTTTGTTCTTACGAAGTTCTTGAACTTCCTCATCAGTCAATCCAATCACCCACGGCATATCTTCACTCATTAAAACTCTCCTGAAACTCTTTCCAGCGTTTGTCTAATTGACTGTCCATCCAACCCCAGACACCGTGTTCCATACCATCAACACCAGCAACTTCAATCTCATCTTGAATAAGACGGCGGAGCATTTCAATTTGTTCGTCAGTCATTTCCGTGCCTCCCAAAATCTACCATCAGGTCTACAAGAATAATCAAGTTCTTTCCATCGTTCTGATCTCAACATATCACAAAACCTATTTTCATTACCAGTTACAGGATTTTGTGTTGTATTTGGAGAGGCACAAGTATCATAATGATAAGTTCCAGAGAGAATATGAGAAATCCAATCCTTACGATAATGCTTACAATCCTTACAAAGAAGAATAGGTTCAGTCATTCATCTTCCTCATAAGGGAACATTTCATCATACTCTTCATCAGTCAGAGTAAGATACTGAACATTAGCGTTCTTGTGCTCTTCGGCATACATCAACTGATAGTGTGCGAAGTCAGAGAGACTTGTGCTCCCATATTCTACCACACCATCAACCAAACACAAGTAGTTCATAGCACCTCAGCAACAGTTTCAACATCCCATCCTGGTATAATACTATAAAACCATTCCATATGTTCATCATATTCAGAATCTTCCAGTTCAAGAACTCCATTAATTCGTTCACTTACTGCAAGTGCTTCCTCTTCTGTATCAAATGTCAAAAGACAAGTTTGTGTTTCTGTTACTAAAACTTCGTAAGTCATCGGATGTAAAGATGTTGTTTGTTTACAATCATATGATCCAGAACCTGTGCGAGTTTCTGTTCATATGTGGGATTATCATGCTTCATACACTCCACATAAGCATCATGCAGACGAGCATAAAGATCTTCCCAGTGTGTTTTGTCAATCGGTTTAATCATAATACCTCCCAATCACATTCCCAATGACAATCGTTGCTTACATTGACCCAGAAGAAGTATTTCTGGTTCTCTGATGCGAGAAACAGCATACCATCACCTTTATCTTGCTCTACAATACAGATGGGGTTGTTGCCCATAAGATTAGCAAGTCTGTTTTTGGATTTACTGCTCTTCGGTTTTACAGTCACTCTTCGCATTTGAGGGTTACCCGTGGTGGAATGTCCATAAGTTCATCATACAGCATCTGGGCGAACCCGTAATGGGGTCTTGTACCAGTTTCAATACTGGTTGAGGTCGCCACTGCCCACATAATATCAAGTTGTAGTTTATCAGGTAGTTTCTTCATCTTCCTCATCAGACAGGACAGTTCCCATAGGACCTTTTTTGATACGCTCCCACTCTTTTTCTGCTTCAAGCATATCATCAAACTTCTTCCTCAGGTCTTCACCCAAAGTCAGTTCAAACTCATCAGCAACCTTACGCATATCTTCTTCTCTTCGGTCTTCACTAAATGCAAGACCACAAGCACCTTTCATAATGTTGATGTCATTATGACCCATCGCACGGGCAACAGTTGCGAAGAAACGGAACAGTTGATGAACATTAAGGTCTTCAGCAGGAATCTGAAAAGTATAATGCTCTTCAGGAAGCACAGTATCATCAAAACCGCTGCTGTAACTGGTGGAAGTCCATTCAGTATCAAACTGAACCTTGAGAGATGCCTTATACATTTTGAGGAGGGGGGTGTTTGATTTATAAATGTATAATACCAAAAAGAGCACCTGAAATCAAGTGCCCTTGTGACGGTTCTTCAACTGTCCTTTTTTATTTTACGACCAGCAACCCACCCCTCACCAGGACACTCTATCATAAATTTACATTTTTTCCCATCACTCCACCACTTTTTACCTTTATTTTTTATTCCACATTTTATTTTAGTTTCTTCTGAATGTTTTTTCCCCAACTTTGAGTTACTTATTTTTCTTTTATGCTCTTCTGTTATTGGTTTACCTCTAAAAGCATCACCAACTTTTCTTTTATGTTCTTCTGAAAGTTGTTTTCCCTTTTTTGATTGACTAATTTTTCTTCTTACTTCTTCCGAATGTGTTTTTCCAGTAAAAGAACCAATAGTTATTATTCTTCCAGAAACACCATCACCACCATCAGTTTTATTATATAAAATACCTGTTCCTAAATCTTTTCTTCCAAAGACAGCAATCATATACTTTTCGTGCTTGAATGCTTCTTCTTCGGTTAAATTTTGTTTGAGAAATATTATTCTGGTCTCATCTTTTGGTTTATAACAAGGTCTTCCTCTTTTTTGATATATTCTATATCCAGTCCCTTTACCTATGTAATAAGGTGTTTTATCCTCACGCAAATATGCATAGGTATAAAATCTGTATGGATTTACCATAGTTCTACTCTTAAACTAACCGCATTAGTATTTATAATACAAAGGAGAGGATTTCTCCTCTCCAACCTTACGGATTGCGGTCAGTTAAGGCATTACTATTTAGTCCTCATCATCTTCGTCATCAAACAAATCTACATCAACACCATCAGTAAGTTGTTTCAATCTATCAAAGAAATCTTCATCAAGAGGATAAACTTTTTCTTCACCCCTATCAATTCTGTCACACATTTCCATCAGGTACTCAAGAAACTCTTTGGGATAAGTTTCATCCATATTGATACTACACCAAAACCACTGATAACACTCTTCATATGGGTCATCAGTTGGAAGTAGAGCATAGTCTTTATAGTTTCCACTAATGAGGTCTCTCCACATCTTAAAGTTATTCCACATCTCCCTCCAACCAGTTTGGAAGCAGTGACCGAAATAATACTCAACCCAGTTCAGTGTAGTCTTCTTGCTCATTGAGTTCCTCCCTATAATCCCATCTCCAAGTGCGTGAAAGAATATCTACATCCAGTCCAAACTTATATGCCCAGAACAGAATGGAGAACAAACCATTAGAACCAAATGTGACTTGTAGATAAGGCCAAGATGGATAATCATTCCAACTAACAGATAGTTGAAGCAGTGACCATTTCTTTAGATTTAAAACCTGAATATAAAAGTCATGCCCAAAGTCATAATGGTGCTTAAATTGAAATAGAGTCATCGTCCTGTTACATCCTCATAGTCTTGTAGTTTACCATGTTTGAAGTGAAGTTTCAACCTAGGCCAATCTTCCCATTTACCCTTCCATTGTTCTGGGTATATTTCAATGTATTTTGTAATAATGTGAACAGCAAACTTACCGTGCTTTCCTGTAGGTATCCACTCATAGTTTAAGAAAAGATGTTTATCATTATATCGTGGATCATCTTTTTCAATAACCTCAAATGTAGAAGTTCCTTTATAATCACCACACCACAAATAACCAGCAGGATCTATCCAGAAGTGAGTCATGGTTCCACTATAACCTTCCTCAATATCTTTGGTTTGGTTTATATCCATGAAAGGTTCTGGTAGGGGATAACTACTCTTCACCCAGTCAAACATTCCCATTAGATTTTCTCCAAATCACAGCAGGTTAGGGCATTTAGTAGCAACAACAGCAAGGGCAGTGACTTCAATCGCAGGAGATTTGTTAATAACTTTCCTCACATTATTCCCACCAAACTTATCATTTGCTTTGGAATAGGCAATAAGAACAGACTTAAGAGTATCCATACCCTGTGCTTTCGCAGCACAGAAGTCACCAGCAACAAAATTAAGTAATGTGAGTAGTGTGAGTTCGGTCATTGTCTTAGGTAGTTTGTTTTTTCTGTATCAAAATAAGTCCATTTTGCTATTTTAAGGCACATCCGAATTGTTTGATGTTCACGAGCATACAATTCCCAGTCACCTTTACACATAGCATTGTATCGCCTTTGATAGGCACATTGCCAAACATCACGAAAGATTTTATCTTTTTCAGTCAAAGACATATCTTTTCACCACAAATCCACTGCTTTCCATTACGATGGAGTTCATAATAACCAATCCAGTCACGCTTCACATAAAGATAATGTGTGCCGTCTTCTCTCTCACAAATAAAGTCACACTTGTGAGGAGAATAGAGACGAAGTTCAATTACCTTGTCGTTTTTGTTCAGCATATTCAATCACAATTTTCTTGTGCTCTTTATACTTATCAGTTACAAGAACGGTGTAAAGTTTTCCACCAAGTTCTTCTGCTACTGTTTCCAGCAGGGTTTGTTGTTCAGGAGTCATATTAAGAAATAGATTTTAAACCGTCAATAACTTCTTGAAACTTATCGGCACGGGTCTTATGCTCCGCAACATTTTGTCCAAGCACATCCACAATATCGTCCAGGATTACATCCACTGGAGCATCAGTATCAAAGTATTGTTGGATTGCTTCGGAAAGATATCTCCTCCGACTCCATTCCATACTGTAGGGTTTGTAGTCCATGACGATAGAGTATTTGCTAGGTATTATAGGGTCTTTAATCTTCATTGTCAAGCTCTCTCAAGTAATCAGTCCACCAATCAGGATCTTTCTGCATTTTCCAGTTAGGAACATCAAGACCACGCTCAAAATACCACTGCCAGATTGCCTGCTCAATTATTTCTTTTGTTTCAATAATCTTCGCCTTCCTCATCAGAGTCTCCATATGGGTCTTCCACATAAGGTCCGTGTGGTCGTTTGGCGTCATCTCTGACATACTTCTGCTCCATATTAACAGTAGCAATCCATACTGAGAGTTTCATCACTAACCATATCGTAAAAAGGGGTAAAAAACAGAGTGATAAAATTATAACATTTTTCATACAAATACATGCGATATTGCATTAAAACTAACAACTATTCGGTTATCCATACTATTATCAAAGGAACCATGTTTCAACCAACCAGGAAATAGTATTAGGTCACAATTCTTTGGTTGTATCCAAAAAGTTTCATAGTTGTACCAGTTTCTCTCCAAGTAGAACTGGTTTGAAATATATGGGTTTGGTGTTGAGAAGTTTAGTTTTCCCCCCTCTTCAGTTATATTTAAGTACAAAGCACCAGAAACTTCAGCATTTGGATGCGTATGATACTTCAATACACTATTAGAGTTCTGTATATTTGCCCAGGTATTAAAAATCTTAAGAGGTGGCAAACCAAATATCTTACCATACTCATTTACAGACTGCTCTAAACGGTTCAGTAACTGTTTACCTAAGTCCTTATTGATTTCTTTCTTGTAGTAGTGTGTAGAAGAAGCGTCACCAGACAGTGCTGAATGTTGATGATACTTTGCATTTTTTAGTTTGTCACACAATCTTACCCTTTCTTCATCATTGATGAAGTTTGAAATATGTGATACTGGAACAGGAAATGCTTCTATCAGTTTCTTGTCTTCGTCATTCATTCTTCAATCTCCCAGCATTTTTGGAACTTATCTCTCAACTCATTGATTTTAACATTATGTTGAAACTCCATAATGTGATCTTTTATTTCCTTCTCCTCATCAGTAAAGTCCATACGATATTTAAGTTTAGTATCAACAAGACGCACCATTTCCATATAGAACTCAGTGCCTTTGTGAATAAACTCTTCGTAGGTCATTCAAACAAACCGTTATCTTTCATATACTGAAGTGTTTCTTTCATACCACCAACATGCTTAAACCCAATATTAATTTGAGGGTATTCAGCATCAGAACCAAACTCTGCTTCAAATCCTCTTTGAGTGAAGTGTTGGTTCAACTTATATTCAAGAAACTCACCACCAAGTGCTCTTAAGAGCATACCAATACGCTCACACTCTTGACTTCCGTTAGAATAAATTACTGCTGTTTCAGTCACGCTGCCTCCAATCAGTTTCGTCATCGTCTCTCTTAAACCAGTCAAGAAGATCGTCTGGACTATCAAAACCACGACGACCAAATCGCTCATGTCCTAAACCACCAATATCAAGTTGGTTCATAAAGTCATCCATATCGTCCATATCAGGATTCTCTGCTCTTCTTCTTGCCTGACGAAGTATTGTTGCAGCAGAACGATTAGACTTAGCAAGTTTTTCTGCCCAAATCATATCTTCCAAACTCACTTCTTCGTGTAGAACAATCTTCTCACAAATTGCTTCAAGACGAAGACGATATTGCGTAGAGAGCATACTTTACTCCTGGTATGGTCTATTTATTTTCATCAAAGTATTTCTGTAACTCTTTAGCGAGTTTCATAGAACGACGCCACATTAGATATTTTACCACAGGATTACGGGGATTGTGCGTAATCCACCACCACTGACGCTGAATGTATGCTTTTGCTAACCTATACACATAATAAAAAGCAGCGGCAACGCTCTCATCAGTTACGATGAAATACGCAGCCACTGCGAAAACAAACAGTAGAAATAGTTGATAGTTCATGTACTAAACTCCTCACCTCTACGGGAGTTTAGATACTCAAGAACTTCTTGTCTCCATTCAAGTAACTCATTGTAACACTTTTGGTTGTGAGCACACTGTCTCAACTCATGGTCTGGTTTCAATACACTTTCAATAAACAATCCAAGAGCATCCTTGCGTTTTTGTTCTTTGTTCATGAGTTGCTTTCAGTTATAGTATTTAAACTACTTCTTCTTGGACTTTTTGATTTCCTTAAGAATGTAGCTCTTGGCGGCAGTATAGTTTCGTGCTTCATGAACAACAGAACCATTGTTAATGATAGCAAAACCTTTAGAACCAATGATGGGAACCGCTGCCCACATTCCATCATTGGTTACATAACCTTCAGGATCTCCTGTCTTTGGGTCAAGAATACCAGGACGATCGATGAAAGGTTTTTGAAATTTACCCATTAGAATACAGCGGTAACGCCAATAACTTTAGCATTAGGATTACGGGCAAGTGCTACCTTTCGTGCTTCTTGATAGTCACGACAGATTACTTCCTCATAGAAGACTTGACCAGCAACAAAGAGTTGAACTCGGCACTTCATGGTAGTTTCCTTTCGGTGTTGGTATTATAGCAGAAAAGTCAGCGACGCACAACAGATACAGCAGGCAAACCCTGTTGGAAAACGGTGTCTACGACCGCTTGGACGCTCTTGGCGGTGCTGATGCCCACCTTATCGTAGACAGGCACACAGACGAGTCCAAAGGTCTTCTGAGCGCCTCCAAGACGGATCACACGCCCGATAGACTGAGAGATTCCAATGTAGTCCATGTTACGCATAAACAGGACTGCCTCAAGTCCAGAGACATTGATACCTTCAGACAGAATAGAGTGGTGAAGAACCACAAACTTCTTGGAAGGATCTTTGCCCCAAGCATTCAGGGTATCAAAGAATACTTCACGGTTGACTTTCTGACCGTCAATAACACCACCAGTCTTAGCAGTGATATACATGCAGGAATAACCACGCTCAGTCAACTCCTTACGGAAGTCAGACTCACTCAGCAGTTTGATAATCTGTTTGGTAGAACGAGCACAGATCAGAATCTTACCCAGATCATTGTCGTCAATAGTATCCAGAAGATTCTGAGAGTCACGGTCAGCAATCATCTGTTTGTCCTGAACCATCTCAAGTTGCTTCACAACAACCTTAGGAGGAAGAATGTAACCTTCCTCAACCAACTTAGGAGCAGGAACATTACAGATGACTTTACCGTAGACTTCTACATCATTCATCCCAGGCTTGGAAACAGTAAGAGAATGCTTAGGAGTAGCAGTGAAGAAATAGCAGCGGTTAGCAGTAGAAGAGAAGTGCTCCGTAGCAGGGAAAAAGTTACGTTGGACGGAATTGTGCGCTTCATCAAAGTAAATGCAGTCAACGTTGATGTCCGCCTCTTGAAGACGGGGCAGAGAGTGATAGGTAGTGAAGATCAGTTGCTTGCGATATGCTTGCTTAGACCAGTTGTGAATAATAGCAGGGCGAGTGCTGCTGAAGTGATGAGTCTCACCACTATGAACGTGCATCACAGCAACATCAGTGTGAAATTCAAGAAACTCAGCAGAGAGTTGCTCGGCAAGCAGGATACGAGGAGCAACTACAACAATGACTCCAGCATCATAAGCATTCAGATAATCAAGAGAATCCTTGATCATGCACATAGTCTTACCACCGCCCGTAGGAACGATGATTTGACCCTTCTCAAACGCCAGCATAGCGTCAGTAGCATCCTGCTGGTGGGGACGGAGTTGCATCACTTCCTCATCGACGATAGACTTATTATAGCACGGAGGGGACTCTACCGATGAACCCTGTGCCAGTTTCATAACTGTCCCTTTAAGAGCTCATACTCTCATCTTCAACCGGGACAAAGGTAGTCTACAGGGTTTTTATGAGTTCGTCAAGTGTTTTCTTTCCAGTCACTAATATGACTCAACTCATGCTTAGTTTCCTCATCAAAACTATCAACAATAGTTTCATATTCATCCTCTGCCCATTTTCTATCTGATTCTTCCCATTTACCTAAGGGACAAGAAGCAGCAGAGAACTTTACTTTAGCAGCAAGAAAGCAACCACATTCTTTACATCTGTGTTGAATATCATCATAGGCAGGACAAGCCCTACAGGTGTTTATTCTTGCTCTCTGGATACCTTCAGACACGGCAACAGATGCTGTACCTTCAGCAAATGCTTTTCTTGCTATCTGTAGAGCAAAAGAAGCTAAGTTCTTACCTTGTTGTGATAAAGAAGGATACTCGTTTTCCATTACAAACCATCATCTAGTTTATGTATCTTACTTCAGACCAAGGTATGCAGAGTCAACTCCATTAGCAGTATCAATAGTATATCCAGAACCTGCTACTGCTCTACCTGCCGTTCCTCCTAATGTACCTGAAGCACCTGCCAATCCATTTGTGCGGTTTCCGTTAACACCAGTATTTCCAGTATCACCATTTTCACCATTTTGTCCCCAAGTTCCACCATCTCCACCATCTCCACCTTTTCCACCAGCTCCTGCATTAGTTCCACCAGCAGAACCACCTACACCAGTTCCACCAAATGTTCTGGACTGTAGGTAACCTTGACCCAATCCGCCATCTGCGCCATCACCGCCAGCACCACCGTCTGTATTAACAGTATAAGATACTGTTCTATCATAGAAACAGCAGAAACATTCTCCAGGGGTTCCTAATGCTCCACCACAGCAGTTATCTCCATTACCTTGTCTGCCGCTACAATACTGTCCACCGGGGCAACCACAATTACCAGGACCACCTCTACTATATCCAGTTCCTACTCGTTCTGTATAACTGACAGTATATTGACCTCCACCACCTGTTCCACCATCTCCACCACCTCCGCCGCCACCGCCGCCGCCGTAGACTTGTGCAGAGGCACCAGAAGTCCTTACAGTAACTGTTCCGGTACTATTTGTGTTGATATAGAGAGCATCACCACCATCTCCACCATTTATCGTTTCTGTTCCTGCAGATCCTCCATCACCAAGTATTACTCCAGTGATAAGAAGTAATACATTATAAACGGCAGTAGCATTTAGACTTGCTGCTGGTGTTGATGTAGTTGTTGACCCACTGGTTCCAGATAAATAAACTCTTTTTTCAATATTATATTGTAAGTTTGAATTCCAGAGTGAGGATGCTGCAATATTTAAGTTTAAATCTGTGTCAGATCCTTGTGTTAAATCATAATATTTTATAGAATTTCTAAACTGGGATAATTTTAAGTTACTTGATGTTGATATTCCACCACTCAAGGGTCCAGAAGTTCTATTTTCAGTACAATCTGGAACTATTGGTTCTGCTGTATTAACATTCGTATTTCTTCTAAGTTCAGATGCTTTTATGTTTCCTGATGATGTCCTCTTAAAGTTAGTTCTTAGGGAACTAAAAGATATAGATCCAGAAGCATAAAAAGGACCTGTTTCACTTGTTGTCGTTCTTGTTAAAGACATTAGAATAATCGAAGTGAAGTTGAACCAACACCTGGTACAGTAAATATAACTCTGCTTGGTGATGTTCCATAGGTTATCTGAACAAACTCAGTTCCAACACCACTACTAATAAATCCACTAGTAGAACGAACTGAGAATGATGTAACATATCCACTAGCAACGTTCATTCCATCCGTCAATGTTAATGTATTTGCACGAATACCATTATTTACAGTTAAACCAGTATCTTGGAATCCAGAGTCAGTTCCAACACCAACATTAGTTCCTAATCCAACAAAACTAGAACCATTAAAGTTTGCACTTCCAGTTACCTTCAGTGTACTGATAGTACTAACTCCAGAAGTGGTGTAGATGTTTGATGTTATAATAGGATCTAGATTTAAAGTTCCACTAATAGAACCAGCAACAGTTAAGTTACCACCAAACCAGGCATTGCCCGTAACTGTTGATGTACCAACAACATGTAACTTATGGGTTGGAATCGTCTGGTTAATACCAAGATTACCATCCCATGTTAGGGTCATTCTTTCGGAGTTAGTCTGACCATAAATCCACTTAAAGTTTCCAGTGCTACCAGCACCAGTACCATTGTGGAGTACAGTTCTAATATCTCCGGTATCATTGTTGATTAACTCTAGAGTCTTGCTTAAGTTACCAAATCTTAAAATAGCATTGCTGTTCCCAATACCTATAGACTGACCAATACTAATTCTAGATTGACTATCAGTAGAGATAACCTCAAGTAATGTAGCATTTGACTTTCTAATTTGGAAGTCTGATGTTGGTTCTGCTGTTCCTACTCCAATTCTTCCAGAGTCTAGTGCTGCAAAAGAAGTTCCACCAGTTCCAACGTGCAATAGTTTGGTAACAGTAGTGATACCAGATGGTGTTGCTGTAACTTCAATAGAATCTACTACAAGTTTAGATGCAGTTACTACTCCAACAGTAATATTTGGAGTTCCAATTAGTCCTCTTGCGGTTGTAGCAATACCAACGACATTTC